TTTAACCCTGAGATGGTGTCAGTTGCAACACATGATTTCTTTGATAAATGGTTTAGCAATACGCCTATGATTCTTGATTTAGCGTATGGCGAGACAGACGGCAATAAGTTTAGAATTTATGCTCCGGGCATTATCTATAACAAAGTTGACGATGGTGATCGTGACGGCATTCAGCTCGCACAGACATCATTTGACGTAACTGGCTCAATGGAACCTGGGGATGACGAAATAACACTTTTACTTTTATAAACAGGAGGTGATGCATGTTAACAGGAATTGATGTAACAGCGACACGCAAGCATGTGTCAAAGCTTGATCCAGATAAGGATAATCCGACTACATTTCATATTGGTCTTTTGGATCCGACTTTAAGGGCAGAGGTTGATGACGAGAGTTCAACTTATGAAATGAGTTCTACTAATCCTAATGATAAAGCTAAAGTTAAGCTTAACTGGAATAAACGCCAGATCACAGCGATTAAGTTTGGATTAAAGGGAATGGATAATTTCCTAGATCCTCAGACTAAGAAACCAATAGATTTAAAGTTTGAGGCTATTCATTACGCTGGAAAGATGAGAGACGTTGTACCTGACAGGATTATTGCAATGTTTTCAAGTGAGCTTCGTTCAGAGCTTGCGGAGGTGATTCTAAATGAGTCAAGATTGTCGGAGGATGAGCAAAAAAACTAACAGTGGCGGTTCATCTGGGCGACCTCACCATGAGCTGCCATAGCTGTTTAAGCGGAAGAAAAATTAAATGTGAATATGAAGTGCCAGGTCAGGAGATCTGGGAGTTTAACGGCGAGCGTTATAAAGGATGCCCTTTTAAAATCGTGACAAAACAAAGCGCGAATTTTTTAAGGGCATTTAATTTTTACAGGCAAGGGTATTTACCAAATCAAGGTGGATGGATAGAACAGTCAGCAAAAATGCTTGATGCCTTTGAGGTAATTGAAAAAGAATTGCAGTCAATTGAAATTGAGAAGCAACGAAGAAGGGAACAGTTTAAAAGATGAGCAATAAAGAGCTATCAATAATTTTAAGACTTCGCGATGAGGCAAGTAAGCGCCTGCAAGGCGTGCGTGGTAATTTGCAGAGGTTTGCCAATGCATGGAAGAAGAACTGGCTTGCGATTACTGCGGCAATTACAGCAAGCATTATGGCACTTCGCAAAGCATGGGAGATGATGGAACTTGGCGCAAAAGTTGAGCAACAGAAGATGGCTTTTGAAAATCTTGCATCCTCTCTCGGTATGAGTTCAGAAAAGATAATAAAGGATTTACGCAAGATGTCCGGCGAGACCATGTCTACTGCGGAAATCATGGGAAAAGCCTCGCAGGCAATGATTTTAGGAATCGATCCGACTAAGCTAGCCAAGATGATGGAGATATCGCGCGCGTCAGCTCGCGCCTTTGGAAAAGATGTAGGCTTTATGTTTGAGAGCATTGCTATTGGTGTCGGCAGACAGTCAAAGCTTATTCTGGATAACTTAGGGATTATTGTTAGTGCAGGAGCTGCCTATGAAAAATACGCCAAGATTTTGGGTAAGTCTACCAAAGAATTAACCGAGCTGGAAAGAAAGCAAGCTTTCTTAAACGCGACACTTGAGGCAGGGGAACGCATTCTTAATCAGATAGATACCTCTACAATGACAAATCTAGAGAAAATGCAAAAGCTAAAAGCAGGGTGGCATGATTTTGCTGTAACAGTAGGTCAGGCATTATGGCATGTTCTGGGTTTTATTCAGGGGTTTATGAGTCAGATTGTATCTGGATTTTTTAAGCTGTTGGAAGTTGCAAACACGGTTTTTCAAAAACTCTTAGTTCCGTTGATAAAGTTTTATGAAATCTTAGGAAAGCTGCCCGGGAATATAGGCGAGACATATAAACAAGCAGCAGAGAGTATAAGAGAATTATCAATTGATATTGAAGCAAATAAAAAGACCTTTGAGCTTGCCTCAATTAAAAGCGCAAAGGTTGCTATGGATCAATATGATTTAGTGTTTGCAAAAGTAAAAAGTACAGGCGAGAACACCGCGCAAGTTTTAAAGAGTATTGCCAATCAGGTTGGTGACTCTGCAAAAGACGCAGTGAAGCAGTTTGATGCAATGGAAGAATTTGCAAAACAATCAGCGCGTAATATGCAGAATGCTTTTTCGCAATTTTTCTTTAAGGCGTTTACCGGAGAGCTGAGCAATTTAAAGGAAGTGTTTGCTGATTTCGGAAGGACAGTGCTTCAAATGATTTCAAACATATTGGCAAAGTTGCTTCTTATAAAAATGTTTACCGCAATGGCAGGCTCCAGCGGAACAATATTTGGCGTGCCTGTTAGCGACTTGTTTCATCAAGGCGGTGTAGTCAGAAAACATCAGGGTGGAATGATAAGGGCTCATAATGGACTTGCTCCGGATGAGGTTCCGATCATTGCGCAAACTGGAGAAGGTGTTTTATCCAGACAGGGTATGCGGGCCTTAGGCGGTTCAGATAACTTAAGATCGCTTAATCGAGGAGAATCTTCATCAGGCGGAGTTACCATTAATATAAATCAAGTTATACAGGCGTGGGACGCACAGGATGTGTGGCGTAATAGAAAGGCGTTATCTGCTGCGATATCAAGTGAAATTAGCAATAACGCGGGCATAAGAAAGGTAATAAGAAAATATGGCTGATTTTACATATTTACCTGATTTTGTGTTGGTTGAAAATAAGGAATATAAAACGCTTATATCTAAATTTGAGAATGGCGTAGAGCAGAGGCGCGGCAAATGGGGAAGTCCTTTGCACTCATTTAATCTTCAGTTTAAAAATCGCACTCAGCAGGAAATGGAAGATTTAAAAACATTCTTTTCTGATAAAGAAGGAATGCTTGACCCCTTTACATGGGAGAACCCGATAGATTCGACAGAATATACAGTCAGGTTTAAAGAAGATGGATTTACAGCTGAGTTAGTCGCATATCAAATATACAACGTCGTGTTGAAATTTATACAGGTGAAATAATGCCAAGAGATCTATCAAACACATTCAGGACTGAAAAAAATAAACAAACCAATAAGCCAATCAATCTATATACCATTAAAGAATACGACGGAGCAAACGATTTAAGATTTGCTGAATATGACAGCGACGTAACTTATCAAGGAGATGTTTATTCAAAGTTTCCATTAACACACGAAAACATAAGCGAGAACACGCAAGGTGAAATAGACCATGTCACTGTAACGGTAAGCAATATTTCGCGGTTAATTCAAGGATATCTTGAGAGCTACGACTTGAGAGGCAAAAAAGTAATCATAAGAAAAGTTTGGGCAAACCAGCTGGCAGATCCAAACGCATACACAGACTCAATTTATTACATCGATAGTTATACCGCAGATGAAAATAATGTTGTGTTTACCTTATCAAGCAAATTTGATGTTCTGGATTTAGAACTTCCCGCAAGAAGATATTCACGCAATTACTGTTCATGGAAATTTAAGTCAGCTGAATGCGGCTACGCTGGTGCAGAGACATCATGCGATAAGACATTACAGAGATGCAGAGAGCTGTCTAATCAGATAAGGTTTGGCGGATTTCCTTCAATTCCAACGCGGAGGATATTTGTATCGTGATAACTGAAGAATTCATAGTTAATAAATATTTAGGCATACCTTTTAAGCACAGAGGGAGGAATTTTTCTGGTCTTGATTGCTATGGTCTGGTCATAAAGATATATGAAGACTTAGGCTACAAGATATTTGATTTGGAATCATATGATGAGGCATTGCTTAAATCAGACGCTAATTATTTCATTGATAATTATCACAAAGAATGGGTGAGGATTGAAAAACCAAAGATATTTGATGTGGTGTTATTCAGAAATAATAGCTGTTCAATAGTCACACATTGCGGCGTTGTTTTAAAAGAAGATAAGTTCATACACTGCAGTAGAAAAACCAAAGGCGTGATCGTGTCCAGGCTGTTTAGTAATGCATGGGTAAAAGCAACAGAAGGTTTTTATACCCTACGGGCACTTCGTCGATTAAAGGCAAGGCAATGATAACGATTAAACTCATACCTAACATGCTTTCCAAAGATGGTCGCAAGGAAAGGACTTTTGATTACAGTCGGGATTTGACAATAAGAGAATATTTAAATGAGTCAGGTTTTGATCATCAGGATATGCGGATTGTTGTTTCCGGCAAAAGGATAGAGGATGTCGAGAGGCGTATTGATAATGATGACGAGATATTGATATTGCCGGATATTGAGTTTGATCCGGGGACATGGGCGGCAATAGTTGCGGTTTTTAAGGCTGTTGCAACGGTTGCCACATATGCCTCTATGGGATACAGCATTTATCAGGCAGTGACTTTTAAAAAGCCTTCTATGCCAAATTACAATACTAATGGTGACGGTTTAGATGAAAGCTCGCCAACGTATGGATGGGATGGTGTTCAGACTATTCAGGAAGTTGGTGTTCCGGTTCCAATCATATATGGCGAGCATATTGCTGGTGGAAATATCATAAATAGTTTTGTTAGTACAGACGGAGATAAGAATTATTTAAATGTATTGCTCGCTTTATGTGAAGGTGAGATTGAAGGCATAAATGACCTTAAAATTAATGACAATCCTAGTGCTAATTTTGACGGCATTGAAACCTACGAACGGTTAGGATTAAACAGCGATACTGTAATCCCTAATTTTGGGGATCTGCACAATCTAGTCGCGCAATCACAGTTATTAACCAAAGACAATTCTTATGTATACACCACGACAAATTTAGATGTTGAGGCATTTGAATTGCATTTAACTTTATTAAATGGATTGTATCAGCAGAATGAATCAACAGGTGCGCTTGAGACATGGTCTGTAACATATAGAGTTGAGTATAAACTTCATACGGCAGG